GTCGGCCTCGTTTTGATTCGCGTGCTCGAATTTGATCCAGTCGGCCGAGCGTGCCACTTGGCTGAATCTTGCTTCGTCGATCGCCCCGCGAAATCCGCCGCTGTTCGCATCGGATCGGCCGATGCTCATGTCCTTTGCCGAGGCGGCGATACTTTGCGTGACTGCCGGAGACGCCTGCAACGCCCCGTCGACGTAAAGACGCACGTTCGATTCGTCGTAAGTGACCGTGCCCAGATGCCATGTGCCGCCGGACTTCGTGTTGTCACCCTGGGTAACGTCGACGCCGGAATTTCGCCACGCATCCCCGCGAATGAAATGGCTTAGTTCGTCTGTGCCGCCACCGACAGCACCTAAAATCCAGTCCTGTCCGCTCCCGCCGCTGTTGTAGCGGCTGATCAGCCAATGGTCGGACCCGAGTACTCCGTCGGTTACCCAGCAGCGGAACCAGCAGGACATGGTGTATTCGCCGGTGGTCGCCGGCCCGTCCAGGCTGGCGCTGTCGGGGATGTCGACTTGCCCGTCGTTGTCGACGAAGACGCAGACGCCGATCTTTCCTGACGAGTACCCCTGTTCGTTGTCCGAATCGCCCCCGTCGACGAAAGTCGCGTCGTTGTTGTTACTGGTCGAATCGTACAGCGTGCCGCTGGCTTCGGTTAGGTGATGCACCCAGATAAAATCGCTATCCCATACGTTGGCCGCATCGTCCTGATCGGACCCGGGGTCGTAGCCATAGAACAGCCGGAACTTATTTTGGTCACCGCTCGGCGTCGAGTAGATGCTCACCCTCGCGAACAACTGGCCGTTGGCGTAAGTGCCTTCGGAGTAGACGACCTCTTGGAAGTCGATTTCCGTATCGTTGTGATCCCAAATTTTGTACCGCTTGCTGGCGATGTCGCCGGCCGCGATTGCCTCCGAGTCGGTGATCGGAATGCGCAGCGGAAAGTCCGTCTGATTGCTGTCCAGGTTGTCGGCCTGAACAGTAATCTCCTGATACAGTGTGTATCCGGCCGGACTCCCCATGCGTTACGCCCCCAGGCCGTCGAGGGCGGCTTGCACGGCCGCCGCTCCGTGGGCTTCGACGGCCTCGAAGAACGCCACCGCCGCGGTGGTGTTGGCGAGCAGCTCGGCACGCTCGGCCACCAGCGCGTTTTTTCGGCCCAGAACCGTTTGCCACAGCGGCGAATCCGGGTTGGCCGCCGCCTGATCGTTTACCGCGGTGACGATCCCGCCGTAGGTGGCCGGCAGATTTTTCAGCAGGTTGTCCCCCTCGGTCGATCGCCGGGCGGCGTGGTTGTAGGCCGCCCCGGCCTGCAAAATGTCCTGCCGTACGTTGTCCAGTGCTTCCTCGATTTGCGAAAAGGTCGCCATGCGTGTCGCTCCCTAAGTGATGCAATTTCCTTGAATCGGGCGCCGAAGCACGCGGCCAGCGTGCTAAGCAAGCCCCACCAACACGGGCGCCGAAGCCGACGCCAAGTCGGCTGAGCAAGCCCTAGGAAAAATAGGCCAGGCCTTCGGCGTCCCACTGGATGTTGAGCGTCGCGCCGTCGAGCGTGACCGGGGAAGTGAATTCCAGATAGAAGCAGGGGATGTCGTTGGCGTCGGTGCCGTCGACGTACTTGTAGATCAGCACGCCGACCACGTTGCGGGAGGCGTCGCCGTTGTTGGCCACGCTGGCGTCGTCGGCGTCGAATTCGGCCCGGTCGTTGGCGTCGTCTTTTCGGACGAGCTCGTTGGCCAGGGCGAAATCCGAATAGCCGGTGTCGTCGCAGGCGTCGACGGTGGTGAAGTCGGAGATGTTCGCGACCCCGTCGTTCTCCGTGTCGCAGGTGGTGTTGCTCATCACCAGCCGGCCGCGAATGTCGTCGGCGTTCAAGTCGATCTCGCCGGCCGCGTTGGCCCGCTTCAGCTCGTTGTAGACTACAGATGCCATCGGTAAGGTCTCCGTGTAATGAAAGGGGTTGCTAGGAACTAGACCCGGCCAGAAGCGTGGCCGGGGCGTCGGGGTCAATGCCGTCTGACGAGCTGCTCGACGAGGGCGGCGGTGCAGACGAGCTGCTCGACGAGGGGTCCTCGTCGGGGCAGCACACGTAGACGCAGCTTTCCGGGCCGTCGGCGATGCCGCACAGCCGGCCGCCGGCAAAGGTCAATATCTTGGTCCCCTGGCAGATATAGTCGCCGTCGCGGGTGAGCACGCCGTTGCCGACCGTGACCTGGCCGGTGTATACGCAGGGGGAATCGCTGGCGGCGCTCGACGGGGCGTCGGATTGGCCGCTTGAGGGGGCGTCGCTCGAGGGGGAGCCGCTGGAAGACGAGCTCGTGGAACTGGAACAATCGCACTCCCCTACGTCGAGCATCTCCCACCGCAGACATTCCGGCATCCACTTGGCGTAGCCGCGGTAGCCGGCCGGCAGCACGCAGTTGGCGTCGACGAACGGGCTCGACTGAGCGATCCCCAGCGGGTCGTAGAGGTAATCGCGGTAGGTGTGCCGTACGTTGTCTTCGTCGAGGTAGGTGATCGTCTGCAGGTTGCAGTCCAAGAAGTGGACCTGGGCCGAACCGCACGGGGACAGGGCCCCTTCGAGCTGGTACCGCCAGATTTCCTCGTGGCCTTGCAGCGGCTCCCAGGCCAGCCGGGCCGGCACCCCGGCGATGCGGCCGCGGACCCATTCGTTCTTGGCGGCCGGCTGGCCGTCGGAGAAGTCGTAGATCAGGTAGGTCTTGTCGTCGGCGTATTCGTAGTCGCCCTTGCCGGCGTTGGCGGAGGCGTCGAGAATCAGCCGCCTCGCGGGGGCCGACTTGCCCGGCGGGAGCCATTCCTGCAGCTCGTACCACTGCGCTTCCGCCGCCGGCTCGGGCCAGCGGCCGCGCGGAATCCGATCGCCCCGCTGCAACTGCAGCTCGACGTGGCGCACGGCCTTGACTGTGCGATCGGCGGCATTCTGTGAAAATCGAGCCATCGGCAAGCGGCACTAGGACCTCGGAAGGACCGAAAAATCTTTCTTCTTGTAGATCTTCCCGTCGATAAACACGGCCGTGTCGGGGTTCGGGTTTTCCAGCTTTGCGCCGGCCCCATCCAGCGGCACGGGGCTGTGCACCGGCTGCCCATCGTCGTTGTAGATCCGCTGCAGCTTGTCGTTGTCGTTCAGCTCGCGCATCCCGGCGTCGAGGATCTCCAGGTCCCAGTTATCGGGATCCCCGGCGAACGACCAGGTGAACGAGTAGAACTCGATCGGGTTGTCGGCGTCTCCGGCCCGCTGGGTGTCGGAGATCTCCATGGACATGATCTTGGCGGTCCGCTCGGGGAACTCCACCCCGCGGACCGTAAACGCCGCCTCGTTGATGGCGTCCTTGTAGGTCAGCACCACGATCGGCACGGCGGCGACGTTTTTTTGGATCGTGCACTGCCAACGGGAGTCGTCGCCCTCGATCGGTGGGTCGAACGGATCGCCGGCCGAATTGAGTATGGCCTTGTTCTCGCGGTCCTTGGTGTACGGCCGGCGGAAGTTCTGCGTCTTCCAGGTGATTTTGGCCGGCTCCTCCAGCGGGTTTTCCTTGACTTCGAACTCGGACGAATAGGCCCCGGTGCAGATCCACACGTAGGGGGAAAAGCTGGCGTTGCTCGGGTGCAGATGCCTCAGCCAGGCGGCCGGGTCGGCGGCCGAGTAGATCGAGCCGATCGGCGGCAACGCGGCCAGGATCGTGGGGCCCTCATCCTCGCGGTCGTCGGTGATCACCCGCCACACGCGGGTGTAGCGACGGATCCGCTGCGCCTTGCCCACCGAGTAGTCGGCATCGCGGCCCTCGAAGATCTTCTTAACCGATACAATCGCCATGTGTTGATGGGGCTTGCTCAGCACGCTTGACGCGTGCTTCGGCGCCCTTTTTTGTTGGGGCTTGCTCAGCCGACTTGGCGTCGGCTTCGGCGCCCGTGGGTTTGGGGGCTAGGGCTTAAGGGTTCGAAGTTCGGCGCCGAAGCACGCGACAAGCGTGCTGAGCAAGCCGCATTGCTCCCGCCGCTAGGCGGTTAGGCGGGGATTTCTACAACTTCCTCTCGTTCGGCTCGGTCGTTCATTTCGTCGATCCCCTCGGCGATCCGATCCAGCTTTTTGTTGGCCTTCTGTTGCAGCTTCTCGATGTCCTTGTCGCTCATCGCCGCGTAGATCGTCGACAGGGCATCGCGGGAGCCTTTGGTCATGGCGGCCCCGAAGCGGGGGCCGCTGTCCTTTTGGTCCTCGCCGGCGTCGAGGTACAGTTGGCGGCGTTGCTCGCGCAGGTCGTCTCGGATCCGCTCGTATTCCTGTTCGTGGCCGGTGAAGCCGCCGGCTTGGCGGAGTTGCCACAGCTCGGCCAGCTTGCGGTCGATGGCCTGCATGGGCGTCTCGTACTGCCGCATGATCGCTTCGGCCCGCCGCTGGGCGTCGGCGGCCGGGTCGACGGTCGCTCCGTCGCCTCCCAGCTTTTCCGACTCGTCGACCAGGCGGCCGACTTCGTCGGCCGCCTCCCGGGCGGCGGCCGCCCGGTCGCGCATGGACTTGCCGGCTTTGCCGGGTCCGTCGATCGAGCCGAACTTCTCGAAGTTGGCGAGCATGTCCTCCATGGCCTTGGCCTGCTCGGTTTGGCCGGTGATGTGCATGATCTCCTTGGTCAGAAACATGATCTTGCCCTGCGCCCACTGGACCTTTTTCAGCAGCCAGGTGAGCTTGTCGACCAGAAACTCGACTAACGGAGCCAGGGCGATGGTCGCCTCGCGGAACAGGCCGCGCACGGCCCCCCCCAAGCGCGTAAAGGCGTCGTTGGCCGCCGTGACCTTGGCCGCGTCGATCTCGCTGAGGGTGAGGTTGAGCTTCTCGGCCTCGGCTTGCATTTCGGCCAACCCCTTCTTGCCCGCGGCCAGCGTGTTGACCAGTTCGATGTTGCCCTTGCTGAAAATGTTGGCGGCCAGGGCGGCCCGCTGCATGGGGTCCTCGACCTGGGCGACCGCCTCGGCGATGGCGGTAAACGCCTGGTCGGGGGTCATTTCGATGAGGTTCTGGGCAGAGAGGCCCAGGTAATCGAGCGCCTTGACCGCGGCCCCGGATCCGCGGGCCGCCTCACCCAATCGCTTGGCCATCGTCTGCAGGCCGGCGTCGAGCTTGTCGGCCCCCGCCCCGGTAAGCTCGGCGGCGTGCCGCAGGCCGGCCAGTTTCTCGGTGGTGATCCCGATGCGGTCCGAAACTTTTGCCAAATCGTCGATGGCGGCGAACTCCCGCTTGAGCATCATTCCAAACCCGGCCGCCCCGCCGATCGCCAGGGCCTTGCCGAGGATTCCCCGCATCCGCGAGGCCCAAGACCGGGCGTTGCCCTGCGCGGACTTCAGCGTGTTCTGCAACGGCCGGCCGTTGCCGAGCAAGTTGACGACGAGATCCCCAATTGCAGTAGCCATGTCTTGATGGGGCTTGCTCAGCACGCTGGCCGCGTGCTTCGGCGCCCTGTTGTGATGGGGTTAATTGCTGGAACTAGGGTTTATGGTCATCCGCGACTCGCGGTGCCGGGGATCATGATGCGGGCCCAGGCGGCGGCCTGGTCGGGTGTTACCTCTTGGACGTCCTCCTCACCGGTCGGCTGCGTCGGGCCCGGTTGGTGCCGGGCGACGTTTTGCGGGCCACCCGGATCGAGCAACTCGGGGTCGATCGTCAGGCCCCAGGCCGCGCAGACGGCGGTGAAGCCGAGTTTCAAAATTTCCGCGATCCGCGTTTCGGCGTCCGGTTGCAGTCGCGACCAGGCCACCCAGGCGTCGAACTCGGCGGGCGTGAGAGCATCGAGCATCGCTTCCACGTCGAGCCGGCCGCCGCGGGCCGCCAGGTCGTAGGCTAGCCGTCGACGCGGATCTGTTCGGAGTTTTTTACCAGGTCCTCGATGTCGCCCTTGCGGAGCCCGACCCACTCGGAGCACTCGTCGTACAGGATCTGGCTGTCGACCGAGTCCCAGCCGGCAAACTTGTGGGTGTCGTTGTCGGCCAGCAGGCGGTCGCCGGCCTCGTCGACTAAGCACAAGCAAAACAGCCGGCGGGTGGCGTCTTCCATCCGCGCCCGCCGCATGGAGGCCCGGCCGTCGTTGCTCATCACCGCCGCGTTGTAGCGGGCCAACTCCCGCTCCGTAAGCGAGCGGATCCGCACCCGCTGCTGGAGGATCGGCAGATCGACGTACTTGTAGCGCCGACGGGAGGGCTGACCAAACAGGGCGTCGGCCGAAGCGATCGGTTGTGTTTGTGGCTGCGTGTTGTTCATGGGGCCTTAGGTGCTGGGGGCGTATGCTACTCGCGACGGCGCCGAAGCACGCGACAAGCGTGCTGAGCAAGCCGCATCAAGATTCGTCGTCGGGCTGGTCGTCTTCGAGCAGGCCGTGGGCCGTCAGCCACTCTTCGTAGTTCGGACCGGGGATCCAGTTGTTGCCCGAGTCGTAGCCGGTCATGGCCCCGGCCTGGTAGGCCTCATAGTCCTCGGGCTGGATGCCTTTGGAGACCATGTCGTAGTGAACCTGCGCGGTGGCCAGTTGCTCGGCCGACATGCCGGCCCGCTGCCGGCATTCGTCATCGGCCGGGGCGGCCTGGCCGTTTTGAACCAGCACGTAGGCCTGCGGGTGTTCAATCACCGTGCCGGCCGGCAGCGGCTTGGTGCGGTGCTTGCCGGTCACCGGATCCTTGCCAGCGTCGCCGATCGAGTCGAACAGAAGTTTCGCTTTCATGTCTGCACTCGCATAGAAAGGATTTTAGAAATCGCCGCCGCGCCGAAGCACGGCGCAAGCCGTGCTGAGCAAGCGGCACTGCCACCGGCGGCTACGCCGGGAAGGTGGGGAGTTTGGAGATTTTGATTTTAAAGCCGGACTTGACGCCGTCGGAGAGCACGACTTTGGGGCCGGCCAGGGCGAAGCCGGCTCCGTCGAAGGTCCACACGGTGCCCGCGGTATCGGCGAAGGTGAGCTGGTAGCTCTGCACGGCCGGGGTTTCCAAAAAACCCAACAGCGTCTTGTGGATCGCCAACGCCGGATCGAGAAACAAATTGCCCGACAGCGAGCCGCCTTCGGACCGCCCGGTCGGCAGGTAGGGGATCCCCGAGTCCGAATTGTCGGTGGTGTCGGCCTCGAACGTTTCCGACTCCATATCGTCCTTGTCCATGTCGATGATCTGCGAGATCGCCGTATAGACCTCGGCCACCGACACCGCCAGGGCAGTCCCCTTGCTTTTGAGCTTTGCCATGTCTTCATAGGGCTTGCTCAGCACGCTGGCCGCATGCTTCGGCGCCCTCTCCTTGTGTAAGTGTTAGGTTTGCATCTTGGCGGCTTCCTTTTGAAGTATTTGCCGGGCCTTTTCGGCCGCCGCCGTGCTGGCCCGGCCGGCCGCTTGCAGGGCTCCGATGGAGACGACGTCTTTGAGCATCGGCTCGATGCGGCCGGTTGGTTGGCCGGTGCTTTTCTGCTCGCGCTCGGCCGTGCCCAGCACGAACAGGTGAATCGAAGCTGACGAGATGAAGCCAGTCGACTTTCTATTGCGGCGGCGGCCTTTGGCCCCGACGCCGAATCCGACCTTGGCCGACGGTCCGGCGCTTTTGCTCTTGGCAAAGCGTTTGCCGATCTGCTTGCGGGCGGCCTTCTTGACCGCCGGAGTGGCCGGCGAGGCATTCACTTGGGTCCGCACGCCCTTGGCGATCTGGGTCATGCCGGCGCCCACCGCGCCGCGGAGTACTTTTTTGACGCCCGTGTTGGCGAGCTCTTCCAGGTGGCGGCGCAGCGCCTTCGTGCTCACTTCCGCGCCGCGCGAGTCAATCGCCATTACTCCACCTCCGGATAGATCGGCATCAGCGTCAAAAGCGTGTCGTACCAGCCGTCCTCGGAGCCGTCTCCTTTGGGGACCCACGCTTTGGTGTGATCCTCGACGACCAGGTCCAGCAGCGTCGAGGCGTAGCCGGCCAGGCCGGTGCCCGGATCGGTCCCGTTCGTGCGAACCGCTTCGGCCAAAGCGTCCGACGCGGCCCGGGTCGCCGCCCGGCAGGTGATGGTCACTTCGCCCACGACCAGGCCGCCGCGGCCCTGCAAATCGTTCAGATGCTCCTGCCGGTCGACCTCGATAAGGATGGCCGCCCGGCCAATTTCGCCGTCCCGCTTCTGAAAGCCGTCGGGCCGGATCCGCGCAGCGTCGCCGGCGCCAACGATCGCGGTGACCGCGTCGAGCGATTTCAGCAGCGTGACGAGTTGCGAGTGGAACGACATAAGTGGTTGGGGTTCGGCGCCGAAGCGGGCCTTGCGGCCCGCTGAGCAAGCCGCTTTATCCGCCGGCATCGCCGGCCTAGTCGGGGATGGTTTCGGTGGCTAGGATTTCCAGTTCCAAGTTGAGTTCCTCGCGGTTGATTACCCGCTCAAACTGAAACACGCGATCTCCCCACACGGCTCGCATGGTGGGGGTGATTCCGGGCCGGTAAAGGATGTTGATTCGGTGGGTGGTCCGGGCCTGGGCCTGCTGGGCCAGCCACATTTCGCGGCCGCCGATCGGCTTGACCGAGGCCCACACGTCGGCCACGTCGGTCCAGGTCTCGATCAGTTGGCCGTCGTCGGCCTGCGTCTGGATCCGCTCCTGGACCGTCAGCCGCCGGTTGCGGTGCTCCGCGTCGGTGATCGCAAGTCGATCAGGCATTGTGATGTGGCTTACTCAGCACGGCTTGCGCCGTGCTTCGGCGCCGGTGGGTCGGGCATCTTTGAGCCAGGCGGTAGCCAGCGTGGGGTCTTTCACTTCGCTCAAAACGGATTCTTCGCTGCCGTCGTCTCGTAGCATCCAGACGGTGGATAGCTGGGTCGCCAGGTCCAACAGCACGCGGCCCTTGTTGCGGACGCGGTGGATCTCGACACAGCCGGCGGGGGCCGGAGGAAAGGTCATCCGTAGCCTCGTCTATGGGCCGCGTGTAGTTCAAAAATGCGGGCGATTTCGCCGGGCACCTCCATTTGGGCCGGGTTGTGGAACCAGTGGGTCACCAGCTTCTTGATTCCCAGGCGGATGGCCGCGGGCACGTCGGCCGGGTCGCCGTAGCCGGCCGTGTAGGCGATCTGCACCGCGTCCCAGCGTCGAGCCGTGTGCGGCCAGACGGCCGTCTCGCCGACTAAGCTGATCCGCGCGAACCGCGGGGCCACGTCGACCCGGTAGTCCTCGGCGGCCAACGTCTGCAGCGTGTTCGTCTGGTCGTAGTATTGGATCGATTCGACCGAGACCAGCGGCGGGCGGGGCAGCTCCAAAAAATACTGCACCGGCCAGTCGGCCGCGGCGAACTCCCAGTTGGGCAGGCTTGGCTGCGGTGGCTCGTCGACGTCCTGGCCGATGACCCGCCATTCGGGAATTTTCAAAAGCCAGGTGGTGGTGGTGAGGCTGCGGTCCGTGTCGTGTTCGGCCCGCTCGGTGGCCGCGTCGAGCAAATCCTGCACCAGGCCGTTTAAGTCCGCCGTGTCGACCCGCGCCGCTACCTTGGCCTCGGTGAGCGACACCGGGCTGGCAGGCGTGCTGGTTTTGGCGAGCGATCTCAACATTTTTTGATGGGGCTTGCTCAGCACGCTTGGCGCGTGCTTCGGCGCCCGTGCGTTTTAAACCGTGTATTCGAAGCTCGGCGCCGAAGTGGGCCGGTAGGCCCGCTGAGTAAGCCGCACTAAGATCCGGCGCGGGCGACGGACCCGGGGACGATGAGCAGTTGGATGGCGGCGGTGGTTTTGCCGATCCCCACGATGGTCACGTACTCGCCGGGATCGAGGTCTGACGACGGGGCAATCTTGCCGGCGTTTTCCGAGACCACGTACAGCTGGCCGATGCTGACGATGCCGCCGGTCGTCAGCGTGCCGGAAGCGGCATACACGACCGGCTGGCCGGCGGCGGCCGAGCACAGGCAGACGCCATCGGCCGAAGCGTGCTCGGAGCTATCGCTCTTGGCTTTGTAGGCGTCGCTGCCGTCGAGGTAGATCAGATCGCCGGCCGCCAACTCGACCGCGGCGGTGGCGATCGACGGCGAGCCTCCCGAGACCAACACGTCCGCCGAAACGATATTCACATCCATGGCTTTATGGGGCTAACTCAGCGGCCCTGGCGGTCGCTTCGGCGCCCTCTCCTTGGGGGTCGGGGGTCAGGAGCGTTTTTTGGCGCTTCGCTTGGGCGGGTTGTCCGCCGTCTCCGTGCCGGCGGGCTTCGCTTCGGCCGTTTCGGTGCGGGGCGTAGCGTCTTGAATCGCGCCTTGCTTTTGCAGGTCGCGCAGCCGCCGCTTCGACAGCTCGGGCAGTTCGGCGCCCTTACGGTAGACCTTGTCGCCGATCAGCATTTCCCTGGCCGCTCGTGGCATGATGACACCTTGAAAACGAATTTTGCGGGCGCCGAAGCAGACGCCTGGTCGGCTGAGCAACCCCGATCAAGAGGCGAGCGGGCCGCTTCCTTGCGGCCCGCCCGCTCAAAGCCCGGGCTCGGCTCATCCGGTTCACGTGGTCAGGTCGACGATCTTGGCAAAGCTCTCGGTCCGCCGCAGGGCCACGTCGCAGTCTTGCAGCATGGTCAGCACCAGGGCCCCGCTGGCGGCCTGGGTGTACGGGTCGGCGACCACGTCCACGCCGCTCCAGAATCCCAAGAGCACGTCGGCCCAGTTGCCGAAGATCATCGCCGAGAGGTTCGTGCCGCTGCCCTTGGTCAGATTGCTCGGGATCTGGTTGGTCGAAACCAGGCGGTAGCCGTTGCAGGTCATCCGTCCGTCGGCCCCGGCCGGCTCGGCCAGGTAGACCGGGTAGCCGGAGGCCTTCTCGGTCGTTTTGAGCTTGCCGATCGCCTTGGCGTTGGTCACATAGGCCAGGTTGCCCTGCAGGGCGTTGTCCTGGTTGACCTCGGTCTCCAGGTCGACGATCTTGGCCCAGGTGGGCGCCCCGCCGTTGGCGCCGATGGCCACGGTCGGGACGCTGCTGTTCTGCAGGATCCCTTCGGGCTCGGCCCCGCTGCCGCTGCCATTCAGCGCGGCTAGGTCGATCGCCAGGGCCAGGACGGTGGCCAGGTCCTCGCGCACCAGCATCTCCGCGTCGGGGGTGCTCTGGATCATCAGCTTGCGGCTGATCTGGGTCTGCGCGCCGACCGTGTTCGGGGCCAAAGCGACCTGGCCGGTGGTCTGGGCCGAGGCGGTCACGGTGGCCGACTCGGAGTTGAACCAGTAGGCCGTGCCGGCCCCGGTGTGGCTGGGGATCGTCAGATCGCCGACCAGGCCGGTGAGGATCCGGGCTCCCAGGCCGCGCACGACCATGGCGTTGCGGAGCAAGCTGATGAAATTGCCGGCGTCCAGGACGGTGGCCTTGAGGTCGTCGCCCGAGGTCAGGTCGAACGCCCGGTGCTCGCGCTCGGGGAAATAGAGCTGGCGCTGCTCGAGCGGGTTTGCCATGTCGAACGGCATCAGGAAGCCCTGGGGGCTCTTGCCCGATCGCTTGGCCAACTCCTGGGAGACCTCGCCCTCGAAGCCGTCGACGGCCCGCTTTTCGGCCACACACCTAAGGGCACGCAACAGCGAGTACTGCGGCCTCTGCTGGGTCTGGACGTTGGGCGAGGAAAACCGCTCTTCGCGCTGCTCGGACCGCTGCTCGCCGGCCGGCGGCGATTCGGGCGGCGTTACGTCCTTGGCCCGCTGGTGCCGCTTTTCGAGATCTTTGGCCTGCTGCATCAGTGCGTCGTAGCGTTTCTCTTCGTCCTCGCTGAGATCCCGGTCTTCCTTCTCGGCGGCTTCGACCAGCTCGCGGGCCTCTTTGAGCGCCGCAGATCGCTGATCGCGGAGTTTGTCGAGATCGAGCGTGACGACGCCGAGCAGGGGCAGGGCAGCCAACAGGGAGGCGCACAGGCCGCCGTCGGCCGATGCGGTGGCGAGCTGGCAGGCGAACAGGGCCAGCAGGACGCAGACGGCGATGGCGGTGAGATACTTGAGGGTGGGTTGCATGGTTTCAGGTCCTCGGAGGCGTGGGGTAATTGGTTCGTGCGGTTTCGCAGGATGTGGGACGGGCTCGGAGGCCGTCCTACGTGAGAAAGGTGGCTTCGGCAATTTCGGCTCGGCGGCGCTGGTGGCGGGTGCGGTGGGAGGCGCCCGGGGGCTTGCGGAGCTGCTCGACGTGCTCCAAAGCACGGCGAGAAACCTGCACGGTGGAGGCCGGGTAGGCCGGGTGCAGGACCGGGTTGACCGCGTAGAGTTCGAGGTCGTCGATCTCGCGGATGACCACGCCGTTTTCCTCGCGCCACGACTCGGCCCCGACGCGCATCTCGAACGACATGCCGCGGAGGTCGCCCCGCTTGGCCACGGCGAAGATGTCGCGGCCGGTCGAGGTGTCGGGTAACTGGACGCGGAACCGCAGCCCCGTGTCGTTCTGGCTGAGTTTGAGCGTGCCGCTGGCCGTGCGGCCGAGAATCGAGGTGGCCCGGTCCAGGTGGTCCGGGAAACACAGGACGTCGCGGCCGTTTTCGAGCGACCGCTGGAAGGCGCCTCGCTTGATCCGCTCCCGAAAACCGCCCAGGTCGTGCGAGAGGGACTCGAACGGGGCGGCGATCCCGGACAGAAACATCCGGCGGCCGCCGTTCTCGTCGGTCTCTTCCTCGGCCCTGAGCTCGGCCACGTCGGCCGGGCAGACGCGGGTTTCGCGCTCCGCCGGTGGGGCGGACCGCTCGGCGGGTTGGCCGAGGGCCTGCTCGCAACGCTCGGCGGCGGCGTCGCAGGCCCGGGCCGCCCAGTAGGCGGCCGAGGTGGCGTTGTCGCTGGGGCCCTGGCGCAAGAAGGCGGCCGCGTCGCGGCACTCCGCGGCACAGCGGCGGCATTCCCACAGGTCGGCGCAGGCGTCGCAGGCGGTGGCGCACGATTCGCACGCCGCGGCCGCCTGGGCGCAGGTCTCCGCCGTTAGGGAGGCGTAAGTGTCGCGGCACACCTGGGCACATTGGCGGGCCGCGGCGGCGCAGGCCGACAGAGCGGCCGGCGTGGAACGGACTTCCTTGTCCATCGAGCTTCCTGGCCGATCGACGCGGCTAGGCGGCGGCCGGCTTTTTCTGCGAAATGAGCGGCTCCAGGTGGGCTAAAAGGGCCGATTCTCTGCCGGCGGCCCACCCGCGCAGCTCGTTCGTATCGAGCAGGTTATCGGAGATTTGGGACGCGGCCAGAGCGAAATACTCGTCGGCCGAGGCGTCCAGGCGGTCGGCGAAGCCCAGCAGGTCGGCCGCCGGCTTTAGCGCCGAGCGGTAATAGTCCCGCTGCGTGGCGTAGAATCGCCCGGCCCAGTCACAGAACCCGGCCAGGTCG